GTCGGGTCGCGCGCGCGAAAGCGGTGCTGCTGCAACCGCTGCCCCCTGACTCAGAGCTTCTCCTCGAGGCGATCGGGACGCTCCGGAGCGTGCACCTGGACCCCGACTGCGCCGAGGCGTCGCGCGTAGGCGCAGCGAAGGCCATCATCGAGCACGTGACGGGTCGGCACCCCTCGCAGGACGGCGTTGACGAGCCGCTCAGCGAGGCGGAGGAGGACGAATACCTGAAGCTCTTGCAGGAGCGAAAGGCGAGGAGGCAGGCGGGATGAACACGGAAGAGCTGTTGCGGGGTGAACTGGCCGAGACGCAGGACAAGCTGCGGCGGGTCAGCGCGGAGCTGGGGGTGGCGCTGAAGCGCGTCCAGACCATCGAGGCGGCCCGCGCGGAGCTCGAGCGATGAACCGCCAGGGCCGGCGGGCGAGCGACGCGACGGTGCGCAGGACGGGCGAGGTGAGCGCGACCTTGCTGCGCGAGCAGGTGGTGCGGCTCGAGCAGGAGCGCCAGGCGATGCAGGACTTGCTCTACGCCATCGTGCTTGCGCAAGGGCGCGTGCGGGTGCGCAAGCAGGACATGAACAGCCTGGACCAGGGCTGCCGGCTGGACGTGCGCGAGGTGGGCTCGGACTTCTATCTCACGCTGGAACGTTCCAACATGGTCGTTCCGGGTGGCGTCGAGGGCGGAAAGGCCATCGAGGACGAGCAGGGCGGGGACGGTGCGGCATGAGCGCCCGATTCTGGGAGCGATTCCCCATCGGTGGCGACGAACCTAAGGGGGCAGCGTGACCACGTGCGAGCGTTGCCGCGCCGACGAGGGCCGGCACTTCCCGTATACGGGCTTCGCGAAGGACGGGGGCGCAAGCTCGCCGACTTGGTGTGGTGATGCCCCTGAATCGCGGCGGCTCAAACCGGACACGCGAGGCCAACATCGCCGCCGAGGTGCGCGCGGGCAAACCGGTAGCCCAAGCGGTCGCCATCGGATACAGTGAGCAGCGCAGGAGCAAGCACATGGCGAAGAAGAGCGGCGAGGAGATGGGACACCACGGCAAGCACTCTGCGGGCATGGGCACCGACGGCGGGGCGGACGGCAGCCACGAGTCGACGCGCCACGGCAAGCAGCAGAACGCGATCCACACGGGCCACCCGGCGGAGCTCGAGCGGTTCCACAAGACCGACGGGAACAACCGGTGAAGGTCGCCACCGACGGCAAGCGCTACGTGCGCGAGGTGCATACGCCTCGCAGCGGCGAGCACAAGGTCGTGTGGACCGACGCGCGCACGCCACACGACAAGGGCGAGGCGCTCAAGCTGCCCACGGCGGGCTGGACCAACGCCATCCTGGACGCCGCGGGCGACGGCGTGAAGCTGGAGGACGCATGAGCGCCAAGGTGACCCGTCTGCGTCGCGTCGTCTTCTCCGAGCCCATTGAGCCGCCGGGGCCGAAGAAGGACATCGTGGAGTCGCGCACAGACGTGCTGCACCGCTTCCCTCGCCAGCCCGGCCGCGAGCCGAAGAACACGCCGTACGACCTCGCGCTCGACCCGGGGCGGCCCGGCTTCGTCGTCGTGCGCCACCCGACGAGCGGGCTGGAGCACTACATCCCGGCGTCCAAGGCCATCACGTGCGTGCCGTTCGACGCCGAGGACGAGGCGCGCGTCGAGGCGGAGCTGGAGGAGGCGACCGCGCCGGCATCGCCCGCAGCGAAGGCGGCCGCGGCGTCGTGAGCCCCGTGCTCGCCCTCGCCGTCGTCGTCGCGGTGGCCCTGGCCTTCGCGCTGGGCATCGCGCGTGGCCGGGGCGATGCTGCGCGCAAGCGCCGCGCGTCGATGGGCCTACCGCCAGCCCCGGCGGGCCCGGGCATCCTCGCCGTCGTGCCCGCGCTGCCCACGAGCTGCCCGAGCTGCGGCAAGGCATTCAACAGGCATCCCGCCGTCGTGGAGAAGCGGTGCTCCGCGTGCGTGGCGGAAGCTTTCGAGGCGGAGGACGAGGCGTTCGTCGAGGGGCTCAAGGCGCAGGGGTGGGGCAAGTGAGCGAGTCCGCCACGGATAAGAACATCCGCGAGCGCCAGGAGCAGCTGCTCCAGTCGGCGGCGCCAGCGATGTATTTGGCTCTGCTGCGGGTCTTCAACGACCTGAAGCCCGTCGATGGCTCGGATGCGTGGCTCGTGCCCGCCGCTGCGCGCACGGTGCTGCTCGACGCCCTCAAGCTGGCTCGCAGGGGCGCGCCGTGAGCTTCTTCTTCCCCCGCAAGACCAACCCCGGCGGCGCCATCGTCCTGCCGCGCGCGGTGGCGGCCAAGGGCGTCATGCTCTGGCCCAAGTGCGCGCGCTGCGGCCGGGCCGTCGACGCGTACGGCATCGAGAACGAGACGGACGGCAGCATCGAGGTATGGGCGCGCTGCGGCGGCACGCGCATCGACCCGTCCAGCGGCCTCGCGGTCTTCGGCTTCAGCGCGAAGAACCACCCGACGATGAAGTCCTCGACGGTCATCCTGAAGGGCCCGGGCTGGTCGCCGCAGCGCTTCACGGACATCGTCAGCCGCCTGAGCTTCTTCGCGCCGGAGGGGGACAGGCAGTTCCGGCAGGACGTCACGCCGGAGGGCGTGGCGCGAAGGTGGGGGGCGGGATGAGCTACCGCGAGCATTCGCAGTGCGCCGACCTGGAGGACGCGGACGCTGTTGTTCCCGAGCTGGAACAGCTCCGCGATCAGCTTGTCGAGGCACTGCTCCGCGTGGAATGGGAGTGGTGGCACGACGGTCGCCACGGTGTTTTGCAGGACGCCGAGCACTCGCCGTACAGGATGCAGGAGTTCCAGGGCCCGTGGTGCCCGTGTTGCGAGGCAGAGGTGGGAAACAGCAAACCTCAGGACCAAAAGCATGCGCGAGACTGCGCGCTCGACGCCGCCCTGACCGCTGCGGGCCTGCCCGACCAGACCAGTCGTGATGCGGCACGCAAGGCCATCGCGGAGCGCAAGCCGTGAAGCTCCGCGCCCCCCTCTGCTCCGTCGCGGGCTGCCAGGACCCGCCCTGCGCCGAGTTCCCGCTGCCCGAGGGCTATCTCGCGGTGGCGTGCGAAGACCACAAGCGCACCGTGGACGAGTGGACGCGCAATCCGCTCGGGGCGCCCCGCGGTGCGCGCCTCATCGGCGGCCATGCGGTCGCGAAGCCACCGCCCGGAGCGCGCATCCTGCGCCATATCGCCTGCGTCGACGAGGGGGCCGTGCGGCATGACCTCCGCGAGCTCCGGCGCTAGGCCCGCGCGCATCCGCGCCGAGCTCCGGGCCGCTCGAGCGTCGCGCAACTGGATCCCTCACGAGCCCTTTCCCAAGCAGCGCCAGTTCCTCGGCCTGACATGCAGCGAGGCGCTCTACGGAGGCGCAGCCGGCGGCGGCAAGAGCGACGCGCTGCTCATCGACGCGCTGAACTACGTGCACGTCCCCGGCTACGGCGCGCTCATCCTGCGACGCACGCACGCCGAGCTGACGCTGAAGGGCGCGCTCATCGACCGGTCCCACGAGTGGCTCGCAGGCACCCCGGCGCAGTGGAACGGCACGAAGAGCCGCTGGACCTTCCCGAGCGGCGCGACCATCGAGTTCGGGCACTTCGACACGTGGGCCGATCGGCTGCGCTACCAGAGCGCGCAGTGGGTGCGAATCGCGTTCGACGAGCTCACGCACTTCCCGTGGGACTGGTACGGCTTCATGTTCACGCGCCAGCGCCGGCTCATGGGCTTCCCCGTGCAGACGGCCATGCGAGGCGCGACCAACCCGGGCGGACCCGGCCACGAGTGGGTGAAGAAGCGCTTCGTCGACACGAGCGACGCGGATCGCGCGTTCATCCCGGCCAACTTCCGCGACAACCCGTACATCGACCAGGATGACTACGAGGTGCAGCTGAAGAAGGCGCCGCCCATCCTGCGCCGGCAGATGATGGGCGAGTGGATCCAGGACGCCTACGGCAGCGTCTACGGGTCCTTCGAGCGGCAGAAGAACGAGCTGGCCCTGTCGCCCGCCGAGGTGCGCAAGCGCTTCAACCTGACGCATTTCATCCTGGGCCTGGACTTCGGCACGGTGGACCCCACCGCGTTCACCGTCGTGGGCTGGGCCGAGCACTCGCAGACCGTCTTCGTGCTCGAGAGCTTCAAGGTGCAGGGCATGCTCTCCGACCAGTGCGCCGACCGGGTGAACGAGCTGGCGCGCGTGTACGGCGGGTTTGACCGCATCGTGGGCGACGTGGGCGGGCTGGGGAAGGCGATCGCCGAGGAGATGATCCAGCGCCGCGGCATCCCCATCGAGCCGGCCGACAAGGTGAACAAGTTCGGCTACGTCGCGCTCATGAATAGCGCGCTCGACCGCGAGCAGATCAAGGTCTGCGCGGCGACGGCCGGTGAGCTCGTCGAGGAGTGGCTGAATCTCGCGTGGGACGAGGCGGGCCGTAAGGAAGCGCCGGGCTTGGACAACCACTGCGCGGACAGCGCGCTCTACGCGTGGCGGGCGTGCTTCGCGTTCCTGGAGCAGCCCAAGCCCATCGTTCCCAAGCCCGGCACGCGCGAGGCAGCGAAGGCCGAGGAGGACCGCCTCGAGGCCGCCATCGACGCGGAGATGGAGCGCGAGGAGGACGAGGCGCGGGCAGACGGCTGGGTGTAGCCGTCATGCAGGTTGCGTATAGGGCCCATGCGCGGTTAGAATGCTGACACATTCCTGACCATGGGCGGGCAGTGACACCTCAGGAGCTTCGCGCGTTCGTCGCGGTGATGCGCGAGGTCGGCGCCGTGCAGGCCGAGGGCATCATCCTGGGCCCGGAGCCCACGAAGCTGGCGACGCTGGAGGCGAAGGCGGCGAAGGGCGAGCAGGTGGACCCGGCGCAGCTGGAGGCGGAGCGCCGGCGAGCGCGCCTCGAGGAACTGCGGCAGGAGGTGCGCGACAAGGTCGGCCAGGACCTGCCGGACGCGGTGTGCGACCGGATGATCGACCCCGCGGCCCTCGAGGCGGCCTGACGTGGGCAACATCACGCAGCTGGCCGACGACGTGCGCGCCTGGTGGGTGCGCCCCGAGGGCTTCGTCGACGAGGAGGACCCGCGCGCGCACGAGAAGGTCCTCGCGGTGCTCAAGTGCATCCAGGACGAGCACAACCGCAAGCGCGACTTCCTGCTCTACGCGTCGATGTATACGGGCGGCATCCCGCAGACGGGCCAGGGGACCGCGGCGGACGTCAACGTGCGCTCGACACCGCGCGGCCGGACCAACCTGTCTCTGAACCTGTCTCGCATCGTGGTGGATGCGGTGTGCTCGCGCGTCTTCGCCAAGAGCAAGCCGAAGCTGAAGCACGTGACGGAGGGGGGCGGCCCCGAGCGGCAGGAGCACGCGCGCCAGCTCACGATGGGCATCGACGGCGTCTTCTACGAGACGGACGCGTACGACACGTTCGTCGACGGCGGGCGCCTCGGCTGCGTGTACGGCACCGGCTCCACGCGCGTCGAGCCCGACTACGACGCGGGGAAGGTCACCATCGACCTGTACAACCCGTGGGAGCGCGTCATCGACCCGGGCGAGGTCTTCTACAAGGGCCGCCGCATGACGTTCTACGCGGAGCACTACGAGGACCGCTACGTCCTGGTGGACCGCGTGCGCAAGGGCCTATGGGCTGACGGCACGGACGAGGAGCTGGCCTACAAGGCGACGCAGGTCGACCGGCTGAAGGGCGAGACCGACGAGGACGCGGAGTTCGGCTTCCAGCAGGTGGGCTTCCGCGTGCTGGTGCGCGAGGCGTGGCGCCTGCCGACGGGCAAGGGCGCGAACGATGGGCGCTACGTGCGCGCGGTGAAGAACTGCACGCTGACCGACAAGAAGTGGGACGGCGAGGGCGACCCGTTCTGCGACTTCCGGTGGACCAAGCCGATACTCGGGTTCTACGGACAGGGGATCGTGGAGCTCGGCGCCGGCAAGCAGGCCGAGGTGAACAAGCTCATTCGGCAGATCCAGCAGGGCCACCACATGGTCACGGGCAAGTGGCTCGTTCCGACCGGAAGCGGCGTGCTGAAGGCCCACATCAACAACGACCTGACGACCATCCTGAACCACGCGCCCGGGCTGGCGCCGCAGTACATCGTGCCGGCCATCATCAGCCCCGAGGTGTACGCGCACCTCTGGAAGCTGGTGGACCAGTACTACGACGAGGTTGGCATCTCGAAGCAGGCGGCCACCGCGTCCTTGCCAGCGGGCCTGAAGAGCGGCGAGGCGCAGCGCGAGTACGCGAACCAGCAGAATGAGACGCTCCTCGACAAGGGCGCGCGGTACGAAAAGTTCGTGCAGGACAACGGGGAGAAGGTCCGGTACGCGGCGCGGCAGTTGGCGAAGAAGGCGCCGTACGAAGTGCGGGCGATGAACGACGACGGCTTCGAGACCGTCGACTGGAAGAAGATCGAAGACCCGGACGGAATGGAGCTCCAGGTCGCTCCAACCGCGTCGCTCCCGGGCACGCTCGCTGGCAAGGTGGACCTGGCGTACGACCTGATGCAGATCGGCGAGTTCGACGCGGCCGACGTGACGGACATCATCGGCATCCCGGACGCCTTCCAGCGGACGCAGATGAAGCGGGGCAGCGCGCTGCTCATCATGAAGCGCGTGGGGCGCATGCTCGTGCACGGCGAGCCGTGGGGGCCGCCCAGCTACGTCAACATCGACGAGGCCATCGTCCTCACCAGCCAGATGCTCTGCCTCGCGGAGAGCAAGAACGTCGACAAGCCCGACACGGTGCCGGAGGAAAACCTCCAGGACGTGCGCGACTTCCTCGTGGCGCTGAAGAAGCTGAAGAGCGATGCGCAGGCCGCCGCGCCGCCGCCCCCGCAGCCGATGATGCCGGGCGGGCCGATGCTGGGGCCTGGAGCGGCGCCGCCGGTGCTGCCTGGGCCGGGAACACCCGCGGCGGGGCCAGGGCCCATGCCGCCTGCTGCGATGCCGCCGCCTGGGATGGCCGCATGACGCTGACGGCCACGCGCTCAGCGCTGGGGCAGATCGTTCGGACCTGGCAGGGGCACGCCTGGCCGAAAGCGGGGCACTCCTACGTCGGCATGAATGGGGACGGCGACTACGTGGTGCGGCTCGCCGATGGCAGGCCCACCGACCACGGATCGCGGTCCGCGGTCGCGACCCTCCGACAAGCAGACCTGACTCGCTTCGACCACGATCCGCAGGAGATGGTCCGGTTCATCTTCCGCGAGGTCGACTACGCCTATCGCGCCACATGGCCGCCTCCGGCCCCGCCATTCCGCATCGGGACTCGCAGCCCGAAGCGCCTGCAACCCAAGCGAGATGCCAATGCCTGAAGCCACGACTCCGCAAGCTGCGCCGGACGTTACTCCTAGCGACGCAGGTGCCCCCCCGCCTGCGAGCGCGTCATCGTCCGGGGCAGCTTCCGGGGCCGTGGTGCCCGAGGCGGCGCCGTCGCAACCGAAGACGGGGCGCGAGTTCGCCGCGCTGGAGAAGGCCAAGCACGACGCGCGCGAGGCCAAGCGCGAGCTGAAGCGCGTGGGCGAGTCGGTATCGCAGTACGAGACTCGCCTCAAGGCGGAGAGCGACGCGCGGGCCGCCACGGAGGCAAAGCTCGCCGAGCTCCAGAAGCAAATGGACGCCTTCAAGGCGAGCCCCTTCGCGCACCTGCCCCCCGACCAGGCGGAGCGGGCGATCCGCGACTATGCGGAGGGGGAGACGCCGGAGAAGCGCACGCGCCAGGAGATCGCCGAGGCGCGACGCATCGCCGAGGAGGCCAAGAAGGAGCTGGCCGACGCGAAGGCGGAGTACGCCGAGGCGGCTCGCAAGGGCCAGGAGGAGCGGCAGGCGCAGGCTCGCGCCGCCCAGGTTGCCGGGTTTGCTCGAGCGGTCAGCGAGGGCGAGTCTGCGAAGACATACGCCTACCTCAACGCCATGCATTCCCCAGCGGAGATCCGCGCGATGGCGGCGGAGATCCAGGAATGGGCGGAGAGCGAGGGGAAGACTTTCACGTTTGACCAGGTCGCGTCACACCTGGACAAGCGTGCCAAGACACTGTACGAAGAGCGTAAGGAGCGTCTTTTGGCGCTCGCAGGTACCCCGAATGGGACTCCTGCCGCGGGCCTGGCCCCACCGATCCAAACGGGGCGAAGCGGCGACGCTTCTGCGGGTAACGGCCACCGAGGCAATGGGCCGGGTGCTGGCGCGACTCCTCAGGGACGCGGCAACCAGCGCAGGGTGCTGACTCGGGAGCAGGAGCAAGAGGAAGACCTCGCCGCGCTCCGCAAGGCCACCGCGAAGGATCGCGCCGCGCGCGATGCTGAAGCCAAGGCCGCCGCCAAGCAGCACTGACCGCGCCGTCCACCGCATCGCCCGAGAGAGGTCGCGTCGAGATGACTCGACGGAGACCCTCCCATGCCCGCAGGCGACGCCACCGTAGCAGCGCTCACCAACATCCTGAAGACCCGGTACGACCAGAAGGTCTTCCACCAGCTCTTCTACCGCAAGGCCGCCTTCGTCGGTCAGATCCGGAAGGACGAGAAGTTCGGCGCGAACAATGCGCGCATCTCGCTGCGGTACGGGGCACCCCAGGGCGGCAGCTTCCAGCTGAACATCGCCCAGAACAACGTCACATCCAGCTCCGACGTCGGCTTCATGCTGACGCGCGCCAAGGACTACCAGGTCTCCGGCATCAGCGGTGAGGCCCTCGCGGCCGGCGATGGTGACGAGAACACCATCTACAACACGCTGCGCGGCGAGATGGAAGGTTCGATGCGGAACCTCAACCGCTCGATCCAGATCCACAGCTGGCGCAACGGCGGCGGGCAGCGCGCGCAGGGCAACGGGTCGTACTCGACCGCGGGCGCGGTCGCGACGCTCCTCCAGGCCGCGGACATCACCGGCTTCGAAGTCAGCATGAAATGCGACTTCAGCGCGGACGACGGCTACAACAACGGCGGCGCGCTCGCGCAGGTGCGCGGCAACGGCCCGCTGACGGTCCTGTCCCTCGACCGCATCGCGGGGACCGTGACGTTCACGCAGGTCATCACGACCCTGACGAACGTCAGCAACAGCGACTTCATCTTCCGCAACGGCGACTACTCGCTCGGCCCGGCCGGCGTGCAGCGCTGGATCCCCACGACGGCCCCCACGGCGGGCGACAACCACTTCGGCGTCGACCGCAGCGTGGACGTCGTGCGCCTCGCCGGCCTCCGCTACACGGGCGGAGGCGGGAACAAGGAAGAGACCCTCATCGACGCGGCGGAACTCGCCGGGCGCGAGGGCGCGGAAGACCTCACGGCCTTCATCAACAACCTCGATCGCGCGGACATCATCAAGTCGCTCGGCTCCAAGGCCATCTACGAGCCGGTCAACTCGACCGACGGGGACATCGGCTACCGCGCACTGAATATCGAGGGGCCGGACGGAACCATCAAGGTCTTCAGCGACGTCAACATGCCGCGCGGCAAGTTCGCGCTGCTCGACATGGAGACGTGGGTCCTCAAGAGCGCCAAGGGCGTTCCCCGCATCCTCGACGACGACGGTCTGAAGATGCTGCGCGAGGCGAACAACGACGGCTACCAGTGGCGCATGGGCGGGTACTTCCAGTACGGCTGCGAGGCGCCCGGGTACAACCTGATCGGCACGTGGTGAGGCTGCGATGAGCAATCGCAACTTCGATCAGGGCTACACGATCGGCAAGCGACTCATCGACGTCGCCGGCTCGTTCGTGCCCCTCACGTCCAGCACCGGGACCATCGTCGCGTCCAAGGTGAAGGGCCTCGGCTTCGGCTACGCGCCGATCGCCGGGGTCATGACCCTTCAGACCAGCGCGCGGTCCGGCATTACGTCGACGCCTGGCGTCGCCCACCCCAGCGGCGGCCTCTACACCCTCACGTTCGACGACTCGTACCGGGAGATCAACGTCATCTCCTGCGACCTCGCGGCGCCGTCGTCGGGCTCGGCCCTCTGGTCGCAGCCCGTCGAGCCGTGGACCAACACGGGCGTCCTGGGCGCAGCGGCGGGCATCGCGCCGAGCATCCAGCTGCTCACCATCAACAGCTCGGGCAGCCCGACGGACGTCGGCACGCCCAACGCGTTCCGCCTGCACTTCTTCGTGCAGTTCGAGGACTCCACCGTCCAGTTCCAGAAGCCGTGACGGGGGCGCCCATGAAGAACGACGAGGGCAAGAAGAAGGACATGCCGGAGATCGCCCGGGGCCTCATCGGGGCCACCGAGCCGGACGATGGCGACGTCGAGCGCGACGAGGCCAGCGACGAGACGGACGACAACGACGAGCTGCACGAGGGCCTCCAGCAGTGCTCGCGCGAGATGCTCGATGCGGCGGCGGCCGACGACCACGTGGGCCACGGCAAGGCGCTCGCGCGGTTCCTGACCATCCACAACAAGAGCGAGGCGGGCTGACACCATGGCGCGGCTCGTCTCGCTGCAAACGATGCAGGCTCGCGTGCTTCAGCGCGCGGCGATGCAGTTTGCCAGCGCGACGGCCGCGCTCGGTGCCTCCTCGCCCGCGCAGTTCCAGGGCGAGCTCACGGACAGCATCGTCGAGGGCATCGCGAAGCTGTACGGCCTGTTCAGCCGCGTGGACGGGCAGCCGTACTACCTCTCCAGCGTCCCCTTCGCGACCAACTCGACGACGGACACGTACAGGCTCCAGCAGGAGATCCCCGTCTCGGACTTCATGAAGCTCCGCGGCATCGACGTGAACTTCGGGCAGAACATCGTGCAGACGGCCCGTTCGTTCATGTGGCACGAGCGCAACCGCTACAAGTGGCTCGGCGGGTGGGTATACACGCAGCCCCTCGCGTACCGGATGATCGGCAACGCCATCAAGCTGATGCCCAACCCGGGCGGCGTCTTCCAGTGCATGCTCTGGTACACGCCCGCGCCGCCGGTGCTCATGCAGCCAGGCGACACGTTCGACGGCATCAACGGCTTCGAGGAGTACGCAATCCTCGACGCTGCCATCAAGCTGCTCGTGCGCCAGGAGCGTCTCGAGCACGCGCAGGTCCTCATGCAGATGCAGGAGGCGGAGAAGCAGCGGATCCTCACCGAGGCGGACAACCGCGACGCGGAGGAGCCGGAGCGCATTCAGGACGTCACGGGGCCGATGGGCGTCGTGGACGGGTACGGATTCGGATTCTGACCACCGACGACGAAGGAAAGACGACACCATGGCACTCTCCAGCACCGCAGCGAACATCGCGATCACCGACGGCTCGGGAGCCGCGTCCAACGTCTCGAACGGCGGATCGTTCCAGTACACGCCGGGCGGCACCATCACGGTGGCGCTCCAGTCGACGAGCGGTATCGGCAAGTGGACCTTCCAGTTCATCTGCCCGGCCGTCTCCTCGCTGCACCTGGTGACGCGCGACTGGCTCCCGGGGCAGGCGAACGCGTTCACGTTCCCGATGCCGGCGGCGCCGGTCAGCGGGACCAACCCGGCCAGCGGGATCCAGATCATCTCGATGGTGTCGGACGCCTCGGGCGGCAGCATCCCCACCAGCCTGGCCTTCCTCCAGGCGAAGGGCGGCGCGGCGGTGCCGATGCAGCACGTCGCGGACTACGTCATCGTCACGGCGCTCCCGGCCTACACCAACGTCGGCGGGACCCTGACGGGCACGGGCAACGCGGCCGTCACCAGCACGATGGCGGACGGGGCGACCCCGGCGGTCGGGGACATCTTCCTGCTAGAGCAGGGGCGCGCTGCGGGCGCGGCGGACGTCGGGCTCTACCAGCTCGTCACGGTGGGCTCCGGCTCGGTGCCCTTCGGCGCGGCGCGCATCGGCGACATGGCGACGGGCGCCGTGATGCTGCCGAAGACCGAGGTGCTCGTGGGCTTCCGCGGGACGGTCTTCGGCGGGACGACCTGGGTCAACACGCTGACGGGCCTGAGCAACGTCGTGAACACGGCGAGCTTCACGTTCTTCCCGCGCCAGGTGACCTGGACGAGCGCGATGGTGGCGGGCATCGTGACGGCGGGGGTAGGCGCGACGGCGGGCGCCCCGGCGGTCGCGAGCATCCAGAGCGCGACGCTCACCAACTTCCTCTACACGCGCCGCACGCCCAACACGTGCACGGCGACCATCACGTACCAGATGGACACGGGCGTCGTGGCGGCCGGCGGACTCGGGACCGGCGCGGCAAGCGTCTTCGCGACGGTGGCGGCGGGCACCATCAACAACGCCGACATCTCGACGATGAACGTCACGTACGTGAATCCCTGCTGACGTAGGGTCCGGCCATGGCGGGGCCCGTCGCATCGCGCGGTTCGTCGACCGTCGTCCAGCCCTCGGCAGCGCAGGGCAAGGCGACGGTCATCAGCCGCTCGATGCAGGGCATCAAACAGGTCTTCTTCACGTCGAGCGACCTGAAGGATCCCGACAAGCTCTACCAGGTCGTCAGCAAGCTCCAGGACTTCATCCGGCAGGCCCTCCGGCCACTGACGACATGCCCGCTGCTGGTGGGCAACCTACTGGCGAACCAGTCGCTCACAGGCGGCACGACGGCCTACCTGAACCACGGGCTCGGCCGGCCCCCCGTGGGCGTCATCGTCGTTGCGGGCCCGACGCGGGACATCAACGACACGATCGCTGGCACGCTGGCGCTCCCCGCGCAGGTCACCGCCTCGCAGCAGGTTGGCGTGCAGAGCGCGACGTCGGGCACGTACAGCTTCTGGGTGTTCTGAGGCATGCCGCTCGAGCGCAAGGTGATTGACGTCCCGCTCGCGGCGGGCGTGAACCAGAAGGCGGACCCACGCTTTCTGGAGCTGGGCGGCCACGCGCAGCTCGTCAACTGCCGCAAGCAGAAGAACAACGCCATCATCAAGCGCCCCGGCCACACGGCGGTGACGAAGACCGCGCAGGGCGGGGCGGGGCCGACGCTGGGCGCGTGCGTCGCTGGTGGCAGCTACCGCGGCGCCGCCTGGATGAGCGACGGCACGGGCCTCTACGTCTACTCCGACGCGGCAGCGCGCTGGCTCTTCTCCGGGCGGCTCCCCGAGGCGCAGGTGCGCGACCGCGTGCCGGTGTCCTCGCTGGCGCAGGGCAACACCGACGTCGACGCGTGCGCGTCTAGCGGCTACCGGCTCGTCCTCTACACCGCGGACATCTTCGGCAGCGGCCTGGCCAGCCCCAGCTACGCGGTGCTCGACCTGGTGACGGGCGCCAACGTCGTCTCTGCGCGTCCGGTCGACCCGACGCTGACGAGCTTCGCGGTGTTCGGGGCGCGCCTGTCGCTCTGTGGGACGACGGCGGTCCTGACCTACGTCTACAACGGCATCATCTACGGCCGATCGCTCGACATGACGCAGCCGTGGCTCGGGTGGGGCGCGGCCACCGCGCTCGCGAGCGACGGCGTGCACTTCGTTGGCCTTGGCATCTACGACGCGAGCCCCGTCATCGGCGACGCGACGCGGTTCGCCATCGCCTACGAGTTCTCGAGCGGCGGCAATGCGGCCGTCGTGCGCATCTTCAACCTGTCCTTCGTCCAGCAGTCCTTCGCGTTCACCGAGGGGACGTTCACGCAGTTCATCTCGGTGGATCTGGTGGCCACATCGGGCGGCACGCACTGGATGGCCTACACGGCCATCGCGAGCGGCGCTGGGACGGCCCTGCGCGCGTGGGGCTTCACGGATCCGACCGGAACGCCCTCGACGCCGGTGACAGTCTACTCGTGGCCCGGCTCACCGGTCGCCATCGGCCCGCACGGCATCGTCACGCCCGCTGGTGACTCGAGTAGCGCCACGGTCTTCTGGTCGCCCAACGTGCCCGCGGCCGCGCCTCCGCAGATTGGGCAGATGGCGGCGACCTGGACGCGCGCGCGGCAGTTCCACATCGCCGCTGGCGCCACGGCGCTCCAGGGTGTCGAGCGCTTCGAGGCGGCGGTCGTGCCCACGAGCCGGCCCGTCATCATCAACGGCGGCTGCTACATGATGATGACCGTCCCCAGCCAGGTGCAGGGGACGCAGTACCTCGTCGCGCACGACTGGTTCGGGGACCTCGTGACGGCCAACCCGTTCCCGGCGCGCTGCGTGGCCATTGTCTCGCCGCGCCTGTCGCGCTACAGCCCGCAGAACAGCGCGGAGACCATCCCGCACATCTGCAACGACGCGGGCAGCGTGTGGTCCGTGCCGGTGACGACGAGCACGCAGCCCAAGCATCAGGCGATCTACTGCCAGGTGTTCGACTTCGCCTCGACGCTCCGATACGCGAGCGCGGACCTCGGCGGCGTGAGCGACATGCTGCTGACGGCGGGGCAGACGTACGCGCATGACGGGCAGAACGCCTTCGAGATGGGCTTCGCGTACTACCCCGAGCTGGCGCCGCTGGGTGGCACGCCGAGCGGCATCGCCATCAGCGCGACAGGCGGCTCGATGGCGACGGGGGCACCGACCGACGTCTACCAGTACAAGCTCATCTGGGAATGGTACGACGCGCTCGGCAACCGCCATCAGAGCGGCACGAGCCCCGTCGAGACCGCCGACATGAGCGCGCTGGGCGCCGGCACCTCGGGCAGCGTCACGCTCACCCTTCCCAGCCTCGGCCTGACGCAGCGTCGGTACGGAGCGGCGGCGATCGGGGGCGGCGGGGCCAAGCAGCAGACGGCGCCTCAGGGCGTCTACTGCATCCCGTACCGCACGGCGGGTGGCGGGCAGGTCTTCTACCGCGTGCCGTCGTCGCCCCCGCCGGATTCGCTGCTCTGCCAGGACGGGCAGGGGACCATCACGTTCACGGACACCATCAGCGATGCGACGTTGCAGGATGGCACGCACGAGACGGACTACACGCTGGGCGGCTTCCTCGACAAGCTGTGCCCCCCCGGCGGTCGGTGCCGTACGACCTGGGACAGCCGCTACTGCGTGTCCGGCTGCGATGACCCCAGCGCGATGTGGTTCAGCGAGCAGCTGACGCCCGGGCTGGCCCCGGGCTTCAACGAGGCGCTGAACATCTCAGCATCCGGCGCGGTGCGCGCGCTCGCGGTGCTGGACGACAAGCTGGTCATCGGTGTGCAGCGGACGAGCGGCTATGGCCTGGAGTTCATGAGCGGGCAGGGACCGCTCGACAACGGGCAGCAGAGCGACTGGTCCCCGCCGCAGCAGATCCCCTCCGACGTCGGGCCCATCGACCAACGCGGCATCTGCACCGGGCCCTTCGGCGCGCTCTTCCGGGCGCCTGTGGGTGGTCCACATGGCGCCGGCGGTTTCTACATGCTGACGCGCGACCTTCAGACGCAGTACGTCGGCGCCGCCGTCGAGGACTCGCTGGCAGCGTTCCCCGTCGTCTCGTCGATGACGGTCCACCCGAGCGCGGGGCGCGTCTACATCGAGTGCCTGAACAGCGACTCGGCCCCTACGGCCGGCGTGCGGCTCGTGTGGGACTACATCATGGGGGTGTGGTCGACGGACCAGGTCTACGACGTCGACACGGCCGGCGTCCCGGGCTCGCGCGCCGCGTGGATCGCCAACGCCTCGCAGAGCGGCGCCCCAGCGCCCACCTACCACTGGGCGACCGCGGGTGGACGCGTCTACCGGGAGAACGTCGGCACGGGCGCGCAGGCGAACTACGACGCGGGTCAGTGGGTGCAGATGACCGTGCAAACGGCCCTCATCAAAGCGGCCATCTCGCAGGCTACGCGCTTCTGGCGGGTACAGCTCGTGGGCGACTCTGTCGACCCGTACAACTTCACCATGACGCTCACTTTCGACGGGGCGGGTACGGGCTTCTACTCGGAGACTCTGAACGGGAAGTCCCCGAGCTTCACGGCGCAGGACATTGCGGGTTTCTCGCGGTATCCTCAGGTGGACGTGGAGATGCTGGTGGGCAATCAGTTGGCCAAGTCGCTCCAGATCACCCTCACCGACGCGCCCCCCACGGGCGGGCCGGCGGCGACGACGGGGGCCGGCCCCAGCTGGGCGGATCTGAGCATCGAGCTTGGCGTGGACGGCACGAAGCGGTGGCCGAACATCCCGGGCGGGGCGCGCGGATGAGCCCCGTCGTGCGCTACAGCGAGTCGGAGCACCGCGAGACCATCGACGCGTGGTGCCGCGGGTGGGAGATGCAGCCCTTCCCGCCGCACTGGCTGCCCGAGGTGGGCTTCATCGTGCCGGGCGTCGCGGCGCTGTGGGTCTACCGCACGGACTCGGCGGTGCTCTTCGTGGAGAACGTCATCTCGAGCCCCGACGCGGAGGAGGCGGAGAAGATGGCCGCGCTGGACGCCCTCTGCCGCGAGGTGGACGCGTTCGCGGCGGCGCGGGGCGGGGCGTACCTCGTGGGCCAGTCGTCCCTCCCCAGCATCGTGGAGCTCGGGCGACGCCACGGCTGGCGGCTCGCGGGGCCGCCCCTCAGGCAGATCGTCAAGGCAGTGGAGGCCGCATGAGCGCCGCGTGGAACAGCATCACGGGTCAGACGCAGGCGCCGGGCGGGGCATGGGGTCAGGGCAACTCGGCTGCCACGACGCAGCAGAACCAGCAGAAGGGCCTCGGCGGTGCCGCCGCTGCGCAGGGCCAGGGCTACGCCAACACGATGGGCCAGCAGGGCGCCCAGGAGTGGGGGCAGTACCAGAATCTCGGCGCGCAGTACGGCCAGCAGGGTCAGCAGCAGTACGGCGCGCTCCAGGGCGCGCAGAACCAGGGCAATCTCGCGCTCGGGCAGCTCGCAGACGCGGCTGCGGGGAAGACCCCGAGCGCCGCGGCGATCCAGATGCAGCAGGGGCTCGACCAGGCCGCCAAGCAGCAGATGGCGATGGCCGGGGCGACGCGCGGCGGCTTCGGGCTCGCGAACGCGAACAAGCAGGCGATGGACGCGGGCGCCCAGATGCAGCAGTCGGGCGTGGACCAGGCGGCGGCGCTGCGGGCGCAGGAGATGGCCGCGGCGCAGCAGGCGTACATGCAGGGGTCGCTCGGGATGGGCGGGCTCGCGAACAACGCGGCGCAGGGCTTCCAGGGGCAGCAGCTCGGGGCGCTCCAGGCGGGGACCAACGCGCAGCTCGGGTACGAGCAGAGCGGGCAGAATGCCGTGCAGGCGGGCGAGGGGCTCCAGCAGGGCTACGAGGGGCAGGGCCTCGGCGTGCAGAACGCCAGCGCGCAGACGGGCCTCGGGTACGCCGGAGTGCAGCAGCAGCAGAACGCGTCCAACTCGGGCGCGGCGGGTGCGATGGTGGGCGGCCTGCTCAGCGCCGCGGGCACCGTGGGCGGCGCGATGGTCGGCGGGCCCGTGGGCGCTGCGGCGGGCGGCGCGCTGGGTGGCGCGGCAGGCAAGGGCCTCACCTCCGACGAGCGCGTGAAGGAACGCGTGGCGGACGCCAGCTACTCGCAGGGTGTCGAGGCGGGGGTGCAGGCGGCGACGACGCCTCAGGTGCTCGCGCGGACGGGCAGCATGCCGCCCTACCTCGGTGCCTCCCCCGGCGCCCCTGCGCGTGTGCTGGGGCCGTTCGGGATGGTGCCGGCAGCGACGCCCAAGCCGACGGGTGACGCGGCGATCCCCGTGACTGAGCACGCAGCCTACCGGGGCCCCATCTCTGGTCCGCCACCCGCCGAGCACCCTCCCGTCCTGAAGTCGGGCGGACAGACGCTCGTGGCGGCGCCAACGGGGTACGTCCCCGCGCAGCCTCCCGCCGAGGAGGGACCCTACGCGCTGACGAGCGACGAGCGCGTCAAGAGCGAGCGGCGCACCGACGGCGGCGAGCCCCCCGTGGACCGCTTCCTGGGGAGCCTGGAGCCCAAGACCTTCAGCTACCAGAGTCCCTCCTACGAGCCCAACCCCGACGGCGCGGGGGACCGCTACCTGGGCGTCATGGCGCAGGACCTGGAGCGCACGCCCGAGGGACGCAAGCTCGTCTCGCCGGGCCCCGATGGCGTGAAGCGCGTGGATGTCCCCTCGCTCGCGGGCGCATCCGCCGCGGCGCTTGGGCGCCTGCATGAGCGCCTCTTGCGCCTCGAGGGGCGGCAGAGGGCAGGGGTGCGCTGATGGGCGGCCTGGGCGAAGACACGCTGGAACTGCTGCGCGCGCGGGGCATCCTTCCGCGCACGCCCGGGGTCCCCCCGCCGCAGACGCCGGATCCGCAGAACGCCGCGGTCCTGGCCGGCACGGGCCAGCCTCCTCCCAACCCTCTGCAGCCCGGTGGCCCCAGCGTCGGGGCGCTGGCCAACATCGCGCTCGCGCCGGGGGCGCCGCCCGGGGCGGGCCTGGTACGCGCGTACAACGCCATGTCGCCGCAGCAGCGGGAGACGGCCAACGCGGTCGCGGGGAGCGTCCTTCAGCCCACGCCGGGGCTCGACCCGGTGCAGAACATGGCGCTCCAGCAGAACGTGCGTGGGGGGCACGCGTTCGCGGGGCCTCCCCCCGGCGGCGGCGGGCCGGCTGGCCCTCCCGAGCAGGACATCAGGGCGTCGCAGCCCGGGGCGGCTGGCGCAGCGCGCTCGAGCTGGGGGAGCGGCGGCGTCATCCAGGCGCACGCCACGTCCCTCATCAGCCCCGAATCGCGCGGGCAGTTCGAGCAGGCGTTCGGGGAGCGCGAGGCTGCGGGGCAGGCACTCAGCAACGCGCAGCAGGAGCAGAGCGAAGCGCAGCACGATGCCCTCCAGCGCCGCGCGAACTATGCCGCGCTGGACGAGGTGGAGGCGAAGGCGGCGGAACGGACGCGCAAGCATGCGCTCGACGCGCAGATGGCCGACTACGAGCGGCTCCAGAAGGAAGCCTCCGAGGGCAAGCCCATCTACGACCGACGCACGGGCGGGGCGCGGCTCATGGGCGCCGTGTTCATGGGGATGAATGCGCTGGGCAACGCGATCCAGCGTCACCCCGAGGCGCCCAACCTCGCGAAGCAGATCATCGAAAAGGGCGTCGACGACGACTACCGCGAGCAGTCCGACGCGCTGGCGAACAAGCACAAGGCCGCGCAGCAGAAGGGGGAGCTGCTCGCCAAGATGCGCGAGCGCTTCGGTGACGAGCGCGCCGCCGAAGCGGGCTTCCGGGCCTACCGCGCAGAGCAGATGGGCTACCAGGCGCTCGCGGCGGCGGAGCGCGCGAAGTCGCCGGTCATGAAGGCGCAGGCCGACATGTTCAAGGCCGAGACGGACATGCTCAAGGCGCAGTGGCACCAGCAGGCCGAGCACTGGACCCCGCTGGGCGTCGGCGGGAGCGGCCCGGATCTACGCAAGGAGTACCAGCGCCAGCGCGAGGAGTACGACAAGGCGGCCCTCGAGGGGAAGCTGCCCCAGGGCGCGCAGCCCTTCCCCAGCTTCGATGCGTTCGTCGCGCAGCACGGCCCCGGCGGCGGCACGGCCCCGGCCTTCGGCGTCGGCAAGGCCAGCGAGGGCCCCGATACGTCGGGCCTCACCATCCCCCAGAGCACCAACGCGACCGGCGTGCAGGGCATCCCGGACCCGCGGGCGTACATGGGGGCCACCGAGACGGGGGGCGTCGCGCGCGAGCAGGAGGCCTGGAACAGCGCCATCAAGGGCCACTTCCACAAGGCGGCCGGCGCGCGCACACCCGAGGCGCAAGAGGCGCTCGGCAAGCCGTACCTGATCAAGAAGGGCGACACGCCCGCCGTCGTCGCCGCGAAGGTGCACCTGGCGCAGAAGGACCTCGGCATCGGCCCGCAGCGTCCGGCCACGTCGGGACCGCCCCCCAGCTCGTTCGCCACGCCCGTGGGGAGCTCGCGATGAGCGGCCCGGGGGCGCCGCCCGATCCGGCAGCGGTCGGCTACAAGCTCGTCGACGCGCAGGGCAACGTCAGCGTCCCCACGGACCTCGAGGCGGCCCGGCGGCAGTTCCTCGCCGGCACGCACACCATCCGCGCGGCGGGCCCCGTCCCTGGCCGCGACGAGCAGGGGCGCCCGGTCACGGTCGCGCCGGAGCACCTACAGCAGTTCCTCCAGGCGGGCGGGCAGCTCGCCACGCACGAGGACATCCGGCAGGCGGAGCTGGACGCGAAGTACGGGGGCATCGGCGGCACCGCGCTCGCTGGGGTGGAGGGCGTCGGGCGGGGCCTCTCGCTCGGGGTGCTCGACCCGGTGGCGGTGGGCGGCGCGCGGCTGTTCGGCGGCGACAAGGCGGCCGAGGCGGTCCGGACGCACCTGGCCGAGGAGAAGGAAGCGCACCCCTGGGTCTCCGGGGCCGGGGAGGTCGCTGGAGCCATCGCCCCGGTGCTGCTCTCTGCCGGCGCGGCTGCCCCCGAGGAGATCGGCGTCCTGGGCGGCGCGCGCGTCGCAGCGGGCCTCGAGGAGGCCAGCACACTGGGCCGGGTCGCGCAGGGCGTGCGCACCCTGGGCGTCCTGCCGCGCGGCGTGAACGCGGCTGGCGACCTCGCCGAGCACGCAGCGAGTGGCCTCTTGGGCGCCACGGCGGACACCGTGCTCGGGCGCGCCGGTCAGTCCGCGGCGAAGACCGCGGCGCGCAGCATCGTCGAGGCGGGCCTGATGGGCGCCGGGCAGGCGTACAGCGAAGCGACGCTGGAGAACAAGCCGCTCACCGCGGAGAAGCTTGCCACCAGCGTGGGCCACTCGATGTTCTACGGGGGCCTCCTCGGCTTCGGCCTGGGGGGCGCCGGCAAGCTCGTGGCCGAGGGCGGCCAGGCCCTCATCGGCAAGCTCTCCCCCAAGCTCGACGAGCTGGCGGGGGAGCAGGCGTTCAAGTGGCTCGCCCCGAAGAACGCCGTGACGAAAGAGGCGATCGCCCGCGCGGGGGGCACCGAGGAGGTGGGCCGCGTCGTGCTGGACGACGTGATGCGCCCGCTCATCGAGGAGCGAGGGATGGGGGCCCTCCGCATGGATCCGGAGGAGAAGCTCGACGCCATCCGGGCCGCCGTCGACAAGGCGGGCAAGGCCATCGGGGAGAAGATCGCCGGCTACTCCGAAGCCACCGTGAAGCTCGAGGACATGATCAACCCCATCGACGCGCGCATCAACGAATTCGCGCAGAAGGTCGGCGGGGAGGACAAGGTCAACGCGCTCCAGAAGCTCAAGACGAGCATGCTGCGCATCTTCGCAGGCGCGCCGGACCTGTCTGAGCTCACCGCCATGGGCCGCACCGCTGCCGCGGACGAGGGACTCGTGGCCGGCTCGGAGCCCTGGAAGCAATTCGTCGACGAGTACGTCGGCGCCTCGATGACTGACCACGCCGACCGGGCGATGCAGATGCATGTGCCCCTTGCCCAGGCCGTCGAGCAGCGCCGGGCCCTCCAGCAGCTCGCCTTCCAGGAGACCAAGGCGCTCGACCCGCACCTGCGCGTCCAGCTGCTCCGCGACGTGTCGCGCGAGTGGGGCGACCTCGAGACGTCGGCGCTGAACAAGGCGAGCGAGGCGGAGGGCAAGGCGGCCGGCGACGAGCTGCGCGACCTGAACAAGCGCTACCAGCGCCTCAAGCTCGCCGAGGACGCAGCGGAGTCGACGCAGGCCAGCTATGCGACCAACCGCAACTTTTCGATGAGCGACTACCTGACCGGCATCGGGCCGGGCATGACCGCGCTCGCTGCGGGGCATCCCGTGGGCGCGGCCGTCGCGCTGGGTTCGACGCTTGCGCACCGGGAGCTCCGGCACCACGGCAACGCGTACGCGGCGATCCTGCTGGACCGCCTCGGCACCTGGGGCGGCATGGCCCGCGCCGTCCAGGACGTCGACGAGCAGGTGGGCCGCGCCGTCACGCAGGCCGTCAGCGGCAAGCGCATCAAGCTGGGGCGCGTCTTCCACACGTCGAGCAGCGAGGACCGCTACGAGAAGGAACGCGAGCGGGTCACGCAGATGGCGGCTCTGTCGTCGTCCGTCGTGGCGCCGCACCTCCAGGCGCAGACGCGGCCCCTGACTACGCACGCGCCCGAGACGGGCACGCTGGTTCACCAGCACGTCGAGACGGTCCGCAGCTTCCTTGCCAGCAAAGTCCCCGCGCACGATCCAGGTTTGAGCGCGACGCCGCAGCTGCACAAGGACGTCACGTCCGCCGAGGACAGGATCCGTTTTCTGCGGTATGTTGACGCTGCGGAAGGCGGTTTGCCGCACGTGATGAAGAGGCTCGCAGCTGGCCGATTGACCCCCGAGGATGTGGAGACCGCCGATCGGTGCTTCCCGCATTCACTCGTCGAGGCGCAGGCCAAGGTGTCCGCAGAGCTCGCGGGCCGCAAGAAGCCGGTCGACTACCAGGCGAAGCTCCAGCTCTCGCTGTTCATGCAGCGCCCGCTCGACCCGACGCTCGACGGGCACTTCACCCTCGACGTGCAGCAGCTCTACGCGGCCAGCACGCCGCAGCCGAAGCCGGCTGGAGCGCCGCCGCGTCGTGGGTCTCCGGGGCGTGGGCCGGCGCACCTTCAGGTCGGCAAGTCGATGCAGACGTTGACCGAGAAAGCGATGGGATGAGCGATGAGCGCAGGCATCACGGGCACGTACGAAGGTGAGGGCCCCAACGTCGCGGGCGCCCTGAAGGTCACGCTGCCGGTCGACGTGGCGGCGCAGGGGACCTCCACGACGACGGGGCAGGGGCGCACCGCATCGGTCAAGGTCACGCGGCGGCAACAGCTTCGCGTCTCGAGCGAGGGGGGGCGCTCGTCGGCGGCGATCAATGTCGGCGGCGGCGACCAGGTGCTCACGAACTGCGCGCGCGGCGTCTACATCGGCACGGCCGGCAACCTCGTCGGCCGCCTCGTCGAGGACACGGCCGATCAGACCTGGAGCAACCTCGCTGCGGGCACCATCTACCCGCTCCAACTCGCGCTCGTCCGGCAGACCGGCACGACGGCCGCTGGCAACCTGCTCTTCTGAGGTGCCGCCATGATGCTGGGCATGGGGTTGAGCATGAGCGCTGGCGGCGGGGTGAAGTCCTTCTCCCCTTCCCAGCTCTCCAACCTCACGTGGTGGCTGCGCGGCGACCTCGGCGTCGTCGGCGGCGGCACGCCCACGGCCTGGAACGACCAGAGCACCGCGGGCAACAACCTCACCACGGGCGCCGGTACGCTGTCCTTGCTCGCGACGGGAGCGCCCAACTCGCTGCCGGCCGTGCGCTTCGGGGCGGCCACGTCGTCGCTCTCCGGCGTGGGGCGGCCGTTCAACGGGAACGCGTACACGCTCTGGATCGTCCAGCGCATCACGGGCGGCCCCCTCGGCTCGCAGAACACCGTGGTGCTGGGGAGCACGACGAAGGTCGCGCTGGGCCTCAACAGCGGCGCGAGTCGCCTGATGACGATCGGCGCCAACACGCAGAACGATTCGCCGTCCACGTACACGTCGGCCACCTGGGAAGCCTGGGGCTACATCGTGAGCTCCGGCGGAACGCAGGTCTTCCAGGTCAACGGGTCGGGGCACACGCTGAGCGGCAACATCGCGGCAGGCACACCTGACGCGGGCATCGCGCTCCAGAACACGGCCGCCGCGGTCACGTCGGTCGACGTCGCCGAGGTCATCGGTATGAACGCGACCGCCGCGGCGGGGGATATCACGAACGTCAACGCCTACCTGCTCGCGAGATACGGGCTCTGAGGGATCGATATGGCCATCACCGCGAGCTACCTGGCTGCAACGAGCTACACGGGCTTTGGCCTCGGGTCCACGAGCCCGGTCGCCCAGGACAACCCCACCACGACGCCGGCCAACACGAACGCGCCGCCTCCGGGCAGCATCAACCTCGGCGCGGGCAACAACCAGATCCCCGTCCCGTCGCTCGCGCAGGGCTACACCTTCACCCGTGTCGAGCTCCTCCCGCTGGGGGTGGGGCCGAGCACGAACGCCAAGACGCTCAAGTACAACCTGGCTGATGCCGGGTCCGCCTCGTGGACCGCCGGCAGCGTGGTCATCCCCATCGCGCCCGGCGGGGCCCTCTACATCGTCAGTACGACATACGAGGGCATCGGGGTGTACTTCTCATGAGCACCCTGCTCTGGGTCAGCTCCGCGGGCCTTCCGCTGCTGGTGCTCAGCCAGCCGCTCGGGGCGCCGCTCACCATCCTCCAGGTGAACGCGGGCGGTACCGACGTGCAGTGGGTGAGCCCCGGAAGCGTGAGCGTCGGTCTGCCCATCAACGTGCCGGAGCCTGGGGCGAGCACGACGCCCATCATCGTCGACACGACCGCCGTGCAGAGCATCCTGTCGCTCTCCTCGACGGGCGCGGTGGTCCTGGGCGGCCATGCGTCCGTGTCGGCCGCGGTCAACGGGACGACGGCCTTGCAGCTCGGTGCGACGAGCACGGACTTCGCGGCGTTCGGTGCGTCGCCCGCCGGTGCCGGCTTCCTACGCGTCCCATCTGGCTCTCAGAACATCATCCAATCGCCCACGGGCTTGCTGTTCGGCCAGGGCTCAACAGGTGGCGCCGTCATCAACGCGCCATCGGGGCAGAACGTCCAGATCGCCAACAACGCCTCCGCCGTGCTCCTGCAGCTCGGCGCGCTCGCCAACGACTATGCCGCATTCGGCGCGTATGCACCGACGTCCCCGGCCGGCTACCTGCGTTTCAACTGGACCGGCATCTCCACCACCATCGCCGCGTTCAGCTCTGGTACTGGCAACTTCCCGTTCGTCGGCATCAATACGTCCGGAAGCGTGCTGTTCGGCCATCAGACCGCATCGCCGAGCGCCCAGGGCGCCTCGGGAGCGCTGCTCGGCCAGGCTGGGGCATCAGGCAACACGGGCGGCTCGGCACTGCTGGTCTCCGGGCCGGGCGGCGGCGGAGGCGGCGCGGGCAATCAGGATGGCGGCATCGTCATGCTGTTCGGCGGCCTGGCTGGCACCGACCAGATCAGCTTCGGCGGCGCGCAGACGTCGGCGGGTCGCGGGCAGGTCAACTTCTCACAGGCTCTCTTCCCGAAGTTCACGCAGGCGCAGCAGGCGAACGGATCGAACCCGAACAACTTCGAGGTCGACCCCCAGGCTCCCGGCGCGGGCGCCGGCTCCACGCCCACGGGCACCCCCGGCTCGTTCGTCGTCGCGCTCGCAACGCCGGTCAGCACTGGCAACGAGGCGATGCTGTCGGTCACCCGCGGCGGACAGGTCTACGGAGCGATCGGCAAGTACCCCGCGCAGCCCTACGGCGCCTTCTGGCTCGGGCCCGCGACGCCCAGCACGACCAACTACGCGTTCCTGGCCGACGCGTCGACCTTCACGCAGTTCAACGCGCCCACCGGCGGGACCATCCAGTTTGCCATCGCCGCGTCGACGTGGGCCAGCATCACGGCCTCGACCTTCACGGTGGCCACGGCGGGACTGTCCCTGTCGGCCATCTCCACGGCGGCCTCGGCCTCCGGAGGCGCCGCGACCCTCCCGGGCTCGCCGGTCGGCTTCATCGTCGTGAGCATCGGCGGCACATCGAGGAAGATCCCCTACTATGCGACGTAAGCCCGCAGCCCACTCAGCCCCCAAGCTCCCCGCCGACTCGATAGTCGAGATGCGGGCCCTGCGCGCTCGCGTGGCCGAGGCGCAGCGCAAGCTAGGCGAGCTGGACATGCAGCGGGCCCTGCTCGACCAGCAGCGCGGCCTGCTCGTGCAGCAGTGCGCCATGGAGATGCGGGCGCTCGATGAGACGGGCAACAAGGCGCTGGCGGCGATCGGGCTGGATCCGAAGCAGCGGTGGGGGGTCGATGCGGAGACGGGAGAGGTCAAGCCGGCATGAGTGACAACGACCTCGATCGCCGGCTGAAAGAGTTCCTCGACGCGTGCGAGTCGGAGCGCGAGCTCGGGCACACGAACGCCGCCATCCAGGGCACCCTTCAGCGCATCGTCGACAACCAGGCGATGCACGAGAAGAACGACGTGGAGCGGTTCGCTGCCCATGCGTCTCGACTCGACCAACACCACTGGCGCATCGGAAGCCTCGAGGAGCGCGCGACGCGTCATGAGGCCAAGCAGGACAAGCTGGCCGAGGACACGGGCTCGCACCGCGTCATCGTGGCCGAGCGCAAGGCGGAAGGGCCCATGAAGGTACTGCTGGCACTCATGGGTGCGGCCCTGACGGTCTGCGGGGCGCTGCTCGTGTGGGCGCTGACTCGTGGCCACTGAGGTAGCGCCGCCCACTCCAACGGAGTAGATTTACTGCCAAGAGGTCGTCCATGCTTCAGAAGCTGAATCCCTGGACCGCGCTCGTCATCCTCGGGACGATTGCGGGGGTCGTGGTGCTCGAGGTGGCGAAGGTCCCGGTGCCGTCGTACCTCGTCGGCATTCTGGGGACCGTGGTGGCCGGCGCGCTCGGGCCGGTGCTCGGGAAGGGGGGCGAGTCGTGATGCTGTCGATGACGCCTCGCGTGCCCGCGACCGAAGAGGGCCGCTCGTATTTCTGGAAGGTCGACCTCTGGTGGAAGACCACGTCCGACAACTCCGTGCAGAGCGGTGGCCACTTCGGGTGGAAGCCGGGCGACCGATGGCTCGACGTGCTCCAGCAGGTCATCGAGCTTCGTGGCATCGACCCCGCCGCGCTCACGTCGGTCTCAATCAGCCTGGAGGGTCTGTCGTGAGCTACCGAGTAAGTCAGGACGCCTGCGCTCACGATGGCGAGTGGAAGACCTGCTACCCGCCGTTCTGCGCTCGCTGCGGCATCAGCGGCTCCGACGAGCGCCTCAAGGGCACGCAGTTCTATACGCCGCCCATCCCGATGCGGCCGGACGGGACGCCGAACATCCGCTTCGGTGAGCCGCGGTTCCTCGTGTGCTCGGCGCCTGCCTACAACCCGAAGGTGAAACTGTGACCCCCTACCGCCCCCGCCCCCCCGCAACGCCGCTCTCCCCCTCGCAGCGCGTGCAGGTCGCCGCGGTCACGCTGACCCTGTCGGTGCTCGCGTTCATGCTGGGCATGTGCGCGTGCGGACCCGCCCCGTCGCCGCTCAACCCCGTGCAGGTGGTCGACGTTGGCGCGTACGGCGCGGACCTGGACGACTGCGTGACGGGCAGCGCGTCGCGCGCGCAGGCCATCGCGTGCATGGCCACGGTGAAGAAGCAGTGGTGCGGGCTGGGCGGTCGGCTCCAGGTACAGGGCGGCTGCGGGCTCGATGCGGGTGGTAGCTCGCCGATGGGTCCCACGCTGACGAAGTGGGTGGACGCCGTGACGGGTGACGCGGGAGGCGACCGATGAGCATCGACTGGCAGACCATCCTGACCGACGTGGAGAAGGGCCTCCAGGCCGCGCAGCTCGCGGTGAACGCGGCGGCTGCGGTGGGCGTGCCCGATGCGGCCGTCGTCGCCCCCCTCATCGCGCTTGCGAAGGGCCTTGCGGACGACCTGGAGGGCCTCAGCAACGGCACGCTGACGCCCATCCAGACGGCCGTGCAGGGCGTCGAGCAGCAGGCGGACGCGATGCTGGCGGAGAAGACGTACCCGGACGGCAAGTGATGAAGCTCGCCATCCTCCCCCTCGCCCTCATCGCCATCGTCGCCGCCTGCGCCACGGACGGCCCCTGCATCGGCTTCGGCACGAGCTGCGGCCATGCGCCAGCCTCGGGCGGCTGCGGGCCCCACGGCGAGGGCTGCGTGGTCGACGATGCGGGCCCCGGCACGGTGTACGCGGGGGACGCGCCGTGAAGGGCCCCGCCGCATGGAAGGCGCGGCGCTACCGCCTACGCGCTGAGGGCCTCTGCATCGACTGCGGCAAGCTCCGGGCGACCAGGGGCCTACGGTGCGAACAGGACGCGGCCTCGCAGGCGTGGAGGGCCAAGCTCGCCCGCTGCGGCATCCCCGCCATGCTCGCCCTCATCGCCTGCGCCGCCCCTCCCGCGCAGGTTGCTCCCACCGCGCCGCCCTGCCACCCGCAGCGCGTGACCATCGCATCGCCGCCGTGCACGTGGGTGCAGACGGGGCCGGACAGCGCGGTCTGCGTGCCGGAGGACAGCCATGGCCATCGGTGACTGGCTGCCGATGTACCGCCGCCGCAAGCACGGCGTGAACTTCCTGGGACTCGCTCTCTACTGGGGGAGCCTGAAGGGGTACCGATGAGCCTCGACGAATCCTATTGGCTGTCCCTCGCCGCGGACTACCTGTCCGCCTACGTCCAGTGCTTCCCCAGCGCGGGCGGACTCGCGTCGGAGCCGTCGCACCGCAACGCCATCATGCTCGCGATGTCCGTCGCCGAGCACGAGACAAACAACGGACG